CCAGTTCAAACAGATAAGAGAAATCTAAGTGCATTCACTCGATTTAATTATCCAGAGGATTATAAGGAGATACTTCACGTTACAAAGTTTGAAAGAGATACTTTTATAAAAGAACCGAGAAGATTTGAATCAGGTCAAACTACAATGATGTCATATGAATTTGTGAATATATGGCCTACTAATTTGACATCTATGAGAGTTGCCTATGGTGACTCAAATGTGTTAAGATGTGCTGTACAGTTTGCCTATGATCGATTCTTTACAAGCTTTGATCGAATGGATGGTATTCATGCTCCGATTAACACTCCTCTTGATTTAATAAATTCAAATGATATTGAGAGTAATCTAACTAACATACAAAAAAGAAGAGATAGAATTAATAAAAATGCAGAGGATCTTAAAAAATATTTTGAGAATAATCCTCAAGTTCAAATAGGAGATGGTGCTGGATTCATCTAAATAAAACATCGAACAAATTATTATGCCATTACCCACCATTGAAACTCCAACCTATGAGTTAAAACTACCATCATCAAATAAAAAAGTTAGATATCGTCCCTTTCTTGTGAAAGAAGAAAAGGTTTTGATTATTGCATTAGAATCAAAGAATTCAAGCGATATTACAAATGCTGTGACAGAGGTATTAAAAAAATGTATTCTAACTAAAGGAATTAATGTTGATCAACTTCCCACATTTGATATTGAATATCTATTTTTAAATATTCGATCTAAATCAATTGGAGAGGATATCAAAATAACCGTGACTTGCCCTGATGATAATGAAACAAAAGTTCCAGTGACAATATATGTTGATGAAATTAAAGTTGTTAGGCAAAAAGATCATTCAACAGATATTCCTCTAGATGATAAGATGACTCTTCGGATGAAATATCCATCATTGAATCAATTCATTGAAACTAATTTTGAAACTGGTGACGGATCAGAAACAGTCGTTGAAAAAACTTTTAAAGTCGTTGCTAACTGTATGGATACGATCTTTACTGGTGAGGATGCATGGGATGCTAAAGATTACACTCCATCTGAGAGAATGGACTTTGTTGAACAATTGAATTCAAGTCAATATAAAAAGGTTGAGAATTTTTTCTCAACGATGCCTAAATTATCACATACAATTGAAGTCGTAAATCCAAACACCAAGAAAAAAGGGACTGTCGTTTTGGAGGGCTTAGCTGATTTTTTCGCCTAAGTATTGCAAGAGAGGATCTCGAATCGTATTATCGTATCAATTTTGCTCTCATGCAATACCATAAATATAGCTTGACGGAGTTGGAAAATATGATGCCTTGGGAACGAGACATCTACATTGCTCTTCTTACAGATTATATCGAAAAAGAAAACTTAAAGAGACAACAACAAGAGGGTGCTGGAAGGTATGGATGAAGAACAACAACAACCTAATAAAAAGATTGACTTAGATAGTTTCTTCAATCGAGTCGATCAAGTTGAAGGTGTCGCTAATAAAGCACTCAAAACAGCTAACTCTAACTTAAGTGTTATCAATGCAAATAAAACTTTGATTAACAGTTTGTCTGTTTCAATCGAAGCAATGAGAACACAAATTCGTGATGTTGCAAATTATATTATAGTGGAGAGAAAACTTGAGAAGGATGAAGAAGCAGATAGAAGATTTGAACAAGAGGATAAAGAACAAAAAGAGAAGATGGATGAGAGACTCAAAAATCTTCAACCCGCTGATGGTAAAGATGGAGAATCAGGCCCCGTAGGAGATGGTGGAAAAGATGGAAAATCAAGTGGTGGTGGTTTAGGTGGTTTTCTTGGTGGAATATTAAAAGTTGTTGGTGGTTTAGGACTTGCGGCTGGATTTATTGCTCTTGCACCAATTATAGCTAAAGGTATTTTAATTGGTGGTGGTGCGATTCTACTCACGTTTCTCTTAGGAAAACTTCTACCAAAATTGGGTAAGTTTTTTAGTGACACGGCAAAAAAATTAGGAGACTCATTTAATAAGTTCAAAGATGATATGGGTAAAAAATTTAATGCAATGAAAGAATCATTCATTAAAAATTTTAATGCTTTAAAAGATAAAGTCACAAATATTGCGAAAGCAGGTCTTGAGAAAACAAAGAGAGGTATTGCTGGTGCTGCTGATTTTTTAACTGGTGGTGTATTTGATTTTGATAAAAAAGGTGATTCGGAAAGTGATAAAATTTCAGGCACTGGTGCTCTCTTTCGATTTGGTAAAGAGGCTGTAAAGGGCGTAAAGAATATATCAGAGAATATCAAAGAGAGTGGATTAGCACAAACTGCAAAAAACATTGCTAAGTCTGGAATGGAAACAGTGAGTAATGTTGCAACATCAGCAAGAGATAAGGTTATAGAAACTGCATCAAATGTAAAAGATACCGCCGTAGAGGGTTTTACAGAAGCGAAAGAGAAAGCAAAGGAAATTGCCAAAGAAAAGACTAATGCCATCAAAGAAACCTTTGAAGATGTAAAGGAAAAATCACTTAATATATTAGACCCAGAGAAAAGAATAGTAACGAAGGCAAAAGAAACAGTTGTTGAAAAAGTTACTGATGTTAAAGAAAGAGGAATACTTGGGGTCTTAGGTGGTATTGCCGATAAAGTAACTGGAGATAGATTTGATTTTGATAATCTAGGAAAAGGAGTCACTCCTGATAAATTCAGAACTCCTCGACAAAAATTTGCACCATCACAAGTTTCAGACGCAGAGATAAAAACAACTCTGTCACCCATACCCTTTGTAAAATCATTAAAGAATCAATATCTATCAATATCACCTAGTCGAAATCAATTGCCACCAGAGATAGCGAGGATGATTCAGTAATGTCTCAGAGTAATTTTATAGTTTCTAAATGCATGTTGATTCCTAATGGCGCTTCATTAGAGGAGGAATATGAGATATCAGGAGGACTTCCAAAAATTAATTATTATGAAAGTATTGAGAGTCCAAGCATATCAATGACAATAAGATTTCATGACATTGATCAAGTGATTGGTCGAAAGGGAATCACTGGTGGTGAGTTAGTTGAGGTAACAGTCAAAGATGGTACTGAGGGAGATGAGTTTAAAATTACTAAAGATCATCGAATGATCTTAAATGCGGTTGTTGATATGAATACAACTTCACAAGTTCAAGAAGCGACTTTAGATTTCGTATCTGAGGAAACATTCATTAATGAAACTGCAAGATTAAATAAAAAATTTACTGGAAATGTATCAGAAACTGTTAAAAAAATATTAACTGACGATGAAAAGGGGATTAAAACTAAAAAAGATGTATTTGGAACTGAAGATAATGAAACTAGAGCGGTCAATTCTTATTCATTCATAGGTAATTTAAAAAGACCATTTGACACGATACAGTGGTTGTGTCCTAAAGCACAATCAGCAAATGATGATTTTGGTTTTATGTTTTTTGAAAACTTGGATGGATATCATTTTAAATCAATTAAAACATTACTTAATCAAGAAGCAATAAAATATACATTTGCAGATCGTCCAATGAAACAACCTACGATTTTGCAAAACATGTTAGAACAATCAAATGATGTTGGTATGAATTTGAGAATGGGAATGTATGCAAATAAAACAATATATGTTGATATTGAGAATCAAGAAGCTGAGGTAATTGATTTTGATGCTAATAAAGATTTGAATCTAAAGAAGAAGGCTAAGTTAAATGGACTTGAAGAAAAACCAACTCGATTAATGTATCGTGTTAATGATGCTGGAGTATCACAAAAAGGAGCAGAAAGAGATAAAAAAGATCCTAAGACTTCGCTTGCCGTTTATCAAAATAAATCTTATATTAGAAATAACCTATTGTTTTCACAGGCAATGGCCATCTCAATTCCGTTAAATGTTTTATTGAGAGCTGGTGATGTAATTGAAATTGAATTACCACTTAAAAAAGGAGATGGAGATAAACCTGTAGATAGCACTGGAAATGATAAGACTAATGATCCTAGTGGAAAATATCTTATCTGTGAATTAAGACACATAATTGGTGGTGGAAGAGGTGAAACTCAACTCAAATTAATTCGTGATGTCTTTACCGCTTAAATAGTAAAAAATAGCTAATCTTATGAAATCAATCGAAGATCACATGGAACACGATAAGAAAATTATCGATGATCCACAAGCAAACCCAGCAGCAAGAAGACATGCAAAAGAAGAATTGCATGAGCTTGAAGAATATGCAGAACATCATAAGGAAGAAATAGCAGCAGGAGATCATCATGATCCAAATGCCTTAGAAGTATTTTGCGACTTACATCCAGATGAACCAGAGTGTCTAGTGTATGACGATTAATTAAATGTACAATCCATCAGCCAGTAACTTTGTAGGAAGAGATCAAATGCAATGGTGGATCGGTCAAGTGACCGATCCTAAGAAAGGAGAGTGGGAAAAATCTAGAGAGAAACAACAGGGAAAAGACGGTGAGGTAGTGTATTCTCATCGTTGTCGGGTTCGCATTGTGGGTTATCATGGTAATGATGCTGACTTACCAGATAAAGACTTACCAATGGCACATGTCCTTATGCCGCCTGGTGACTCCAGCACTGGTGGTCGTGGAAGAACCATGAACTATCATGGTGGAGAAGTAGTTGTTGGATTTTTTCTTGATGGTGCAGATGGACAGCAACCAGTCATATTTGGAACTTTATTTCGACAAACATTTGTCAAAGATAAATTAAAGAGTGATAAATTCAATGCATTCAAACAAACTGAATTTACACCATACACACCACCAGATGTAAAAGCAAAAGTTGGAAAGGAAAAGGCAATTGAAAAATCACCATACGATTGGGGATTTAAATCATATGCACAACTTGTGAATGGTAAAGTTATTTCTGCTTCAACTGCTGCAACAAAAGAAGTTAATGTTGATACAAATGTAAAACTTGATAATGTCACTGCATGTGAGGATAATGAAATATCAAACATAACAAATGCATTAAAGAATTTTACAAAAGAAATGAATTCTTATCAGGATGTTGGAGGTTTAACTCTTGATCCAATGTACGGTGGTGTTGTAGATAAGAAACAAGAAATAAAATTAGCATCAATGAAGATTCATGCTTCGATGTCAAGATTAGTTCGTCGTGGTCGTTCATGGACAATACAAGAGACAATGAATAAATTGTCTAAAACTATGAAGGATAAAACGCCATCCTCTTTCCAGCCTGGCGTTGCACAAGCAGCTAAAGGTTTGAATGATATAATATTTTGTAACTTTGAAAAGATAATTGAACAGTTGGGTGACTATTTAAATAAAAGTTTAGAAAATATGTTAGGATCAATCTTAGATGTCCCTACATGTGCGGTTGAAAGTTTTCTAGGTGATATGTTTGGTCAGCTTAATAATATTCTAGATACTAATCTTGGAAGTACGTTTGATCAATTGAATAATATTCAAGGTGGTGGTATTTCTCCTCCAAGTGAAACATTTTCAAAGGCAATTAAGTTTGCAAATATTCTCACAAACACTCTTGAATGTGATGCACAAAATTGCCCACCAAACACTCAATTTTCATCCAAATCTGGAACTTCAAAGGCTGGTGAAGATAACTTTAGTAATATACTTGGCATTGCAAATTTAAATTCAATCACTAATCCTCTAGGTGCGGTAAAAGGTTTAGCTGGTGGTGCAGTAAGTGATGCTCTAGGTGGCGGCGTTCTAGGTGACGTGGCGAGTGGTCTCATAAGTGGAGGTGGTATATCAGGTGTAGCTGGTAGCTTACTTCCAGATTTTGATATTGGACTAGATGGTTTGATTCCAGATATTAGTCCATCAGGAATTTCAAAACCAAATTGTAATACAAATGTTCTTCGATGTGGCCCACCAAAAGTTGATTTTATTGGAAGTCCAGATGGTAAAGGTGCAAGCGGAAGTGCGATTGTAAATGCACTTGGAAAAGTCATTGGTGTTGCGATTAATGAGCCAGGATCGGGATATATAAAACCTCCATCACTTACATTTGTTGATGGTTGTGATAATGGTTTTGGTGCTGGTGGTTATGTTCGTATGACCGATGATGGTGCAGTTGAAGATGTTGTGATCACAGATGGCGGACAACAATACATACCAAACACAACAGATACAACTCGTGATGAGAATGGAAATTTGGTTGTAAAAGAAGTTACACCAGATCCAAATGCAAACTATGATGGTGCTGTGTCTTATGTAAGTACATTATCTGATGTAGTTATTGAAAATACTGGATTTGGTTATGAACCAACTGATACAGTCACGATTAGTGGTGGATCTATTAGTCCTGATGGTATTAACATTACCGAATCGCCTGGAAAAGCAGAGGTTGAATTAGAGGTGGTTGATGGTAGAGTTGTAGGTGCAAACGTTGTAAATGGTGGATTTGGATTCACAGACATTCCAGAAATAACAATAAATAGTGACACTGGAGTTCTTGCTAGAATATCACCAATTCTTAAATTTACTAAGATTGATGATGCATCTCAACTTGCTGATACAAATATTCCTTTTGATAGAGAACTTGAAAAACTTCCATCTGAGATACCTCAAGATGCCGTGATAACCGTAATTGATTGTGTAACAAAGTAGATGTCAGATTTATCCCCAAAAGACGGAAAAAATTTCCAATGTCAAGCAGAAGAAAGATATGATATATCTTGTGGTGACATGGACAGCATACATGGTATGTCAAATTACCAAGTCATAACACAAGAATCACAACTTCTTGGATTTTATTCTAGCACAGGTCAGGGTGGGCCTGGAATCGAAAAAGGAAAAGGTCAAGCAGGTCAAGGTGGGCCTGGGACTGGCAGACATGTGATGAGGACGCCAGGCCTGTCACAGGAAACTGTAGGTAAAGGTTTAAAAGTTAGAGATAGTGGTGAAAATGATGAGTTGCCAGCAAAACTTATAGTTGCCAAAAGAGGTGACATACGACTTGAAGCAGAGAATGGTAATATTTACTTAAAGGCGAGAAATATTACTTTATCGACTGATAAATTGGCTGCTGGTAATAAAGATGGTGAGATCACCATAGATGCAACTAGAATGGTTCATTTGAAAGCTCCAGATGTACGAACCAATTGTGAAAAATTTACATGTAGAGCAACTCAGGAAGCAGACATGGTTACAAGTGGTTTGATGAAATTTGTATCTGGATTTGAATCACATATCGATCAGTCGAAAGAGGGATTTGGAACTTTATTTGAATTAGCAGAAAAGTCATCAACGTTAAATCTAGGTTTAAAGGAAGTTGGTGAGGGACTCAAAGCAATTGATGAGAAAAAAATAGGAGGATTTGCAGATGAAGTGAAAGGCACATTTAAGAATTTAAAAAATCTTGCAGAGACAGGAGAAACAATCATCACCCCAGAGATGAGAGAGGAAACTAAAAACACTCTTAAAGGTTTAGCTGAAGATGCTGGTGAGGCAGCTTCAAAGGAGGGTGGATTGTTTGATCAAATTAAATTATTAAAACAGAGAGTTGAAGGTGAATTAGGAGACATCACCGATTTAACAGGAGGATTAGGATGAGTTTTATATTACCGCAACCCGATTTCAATAAGGTCGTTGTTGGATTTGACATATCAAGACCACAAGGAGAACCTGATAAAACACCAACTGGAACTTCAGTTTTAAATGGCCCCGTAATATGTGGAGATGTAAAGAAAACTCAAAATGATTATGAAGGAGTATTGAATGTTAGTTCAGACTCTGTGATTCAGTTAGTAAATGATCAACAACCAAAATTAGATGTTAAGTTAGCGGCTAAGATTGATGGTAACGTGGTGATAGATGGCGATAATAAAACCATACAGGCACTACTTGTTAATGGTGATGTAACTATCAATGGAAACACAGATCAAGATGGAGATATAATCGCAACTGGAACTGTTAAGGCAGCAACCCTTATCGGTGCTCATACAAGTGGTAGTATAAGTGGTGGTGTTGGTGGTAAGTCAGCTGGTGCAAAGGCATTTGACATTCCTCACCCATCAAAAGAAGGACATAGATTACGTCACATTTGCCTAGAAGGCCCAGAAACTGCTGTGTATTATCGTGGTAGATTGAAAGGATCTAACATAATTGAATTACCCTCATATTGGAGAAATCTTGTTCATGAAGATAGTATCACAGTTCAATTACAACCAATCGGAAAAAATCAAAATCTTGTGATTGAAAGTTTTAATACTGGATATGTGGTGATCGAGGTTGGGACAAATCTAGACTTTTTAACTGGTGAAATATTGATTGACTGTTTTTATCATGTTTATGCTGAAAGAAAAGATGTTGAAAAACTTATTCCAGAGTATGAAGGAACTAACACCAATGATTATCCTGGCGATAATTCTATCTATAGTATCAATAAATAAGACTCATAAATAAAACAGAAGAAAATTTGTACATAGCCCAATAAGATGCCTCTTTCAAGACTGGAGAATTTTCTAAAGAATATTCAAGGTAATGTTATCTACGTTGATCCCAATGAATTGGATGCGACTGATAGTATCGAGAATCAAGGAAACTCCCAAACCCGACCATTTAAAACGATCCAAAGAGCTCTGATTGAAGCTGCTAGGTTTTCGTATGTTGCTGGACAGAGAAACGATAAGTTTGATTTAACCACTATTATCCTTGCTGCTGGTACGCACACGGTTGATAACAGGCCAGGATTTATACCTTATAATGAGAGTGGAAATGCAAGATATAAAACAAGATTTGGAGACAGCAATCAGATATTAAGTCCATTTGGACTTGGTAGTAACTTTGATTTAACATCACCTGATAACGAACTATTCAAATTAAATAGTGTTCGTGGTGGTGTCATCATTCCAAGAGGTACATCAATTGTAGGTAAGGATCTTCGTAAGACAAAGATAAGACCAAAATATGTTCCAGATCCAGAGAATAATAATATAGATGGATCTGCGATATTCAGATTAACTGGTGCCTGTTATATTTCACAATTTACTATCTTTGATGGTGATCCATCAGGTAACGTATATAAGGATTACACAGGAAACTTATTCACACCAAGTTTCTCACACCACAAACTAACTTGTTTTGAGTATGCTGATGGTGCGAATGCTGTTCGTATTAATGATAGTTTCCTTGACTTAACCTCAACATCAACCGATCTTGATATGTATTATCAGAAGGTTGGTGATGTTTATGATGCTGGTACAGGAAGACCAATCGAACCAGACTTCCCATCAGGTAGTCTTGACTTCCAGACAAGAGTTGAAGAGTATCGTATTGTAGGTTCAAAAGGACAACAAGTTGGTATCTCCTCTATCAAGGCTGGTGATGGTGCAACTGCATCCACAACAGTCACAGTTGATTTAGATTCAACTCTTACAGATCTTTCAATCGATACACCTGTTCGTATCTCTGGTATTAGTACATCAGGATATAATGGTATCTTTGTTGTATCTGAAGTTGTATCAAATACACAGTTCAAATATGTAGTTGGTGCTGCACCAAACAACCCACTACCAACACTCACAAGTGCAAATGTGAATATTGAAGTTGATACAATCAACTCTGCTTCACCATACCTATTCAACCTTTCCAAGAGATCTGTCTTTGGTATGAATGGTATTCACTTAGATGGTGCGAAGGTTACAGGATTCAAGAGTGGATTACTTGCACAATTTACTGGTAATGCACTACAGAAAGATGACAAGGCATTTGTTAGATATAATGCAACATCAGGACAGTATGAAGATTATACAAGTGTAGATAACTTACACCTAGATCCATCTGCTGTTTATCGTCCAGAGTATGAATCAACTCATGTTCGTGCATCGAATGATTCAATCGTTCAGGCAGTTTCTGTATTTGCAATTGGTCATAAGAGTCAATATGTAGCAGATACAGGTGGTGAATTATCACTTTCAAACTGTAACGCTAACTTTGGTGAAAATGCCTTGATGTCAGAGGGCTTCAAGAAGACTGCATTTACTCCAGACAACGCTGCATATATCACCCATTTGATTCCACCAAAAGAGATTACAGATGGAAATGCAAATGTAGATTACCTTTCACTTGATGTTGATAAGACCATTGGTGTAGGTACAGTCACAAGATTATACTTTGAGGGATTTACAAACCAAGATGCACCACCACCTCATGTTGTAGATGGATATCGTTTTGGTGCTGCATTTGATGATAAGATAAGGTTACAATTAAATGTAAATGGAAATGAAGGTGACTTTGTTTCTAAAATTGTGATGCCAACTGAAACTGGTATTACAACTAATACAGGTGAGAAGAGATATGTAGTTGATAATGCTGTTGGTGTAAGTAGTATTAGTTCAAATATTATATCACTGAAAACTGATCACAACTTAATTACTGGTGAATCAATTCGTGTAATTGCAAACAATGGTTTCTTACCTGACGGATTGGAAGAAGATCAAGTTTATTTCACTATCAAGGGTAGTAACA